GTAGCCGTCCTTGCTAAAAAAACCCCATCATTGAGCGCACCCTTGCGTAGGTTGCAGCTCTTACATAGCACCCGAAGGTTGTCTAAATCATGACCACCACCTACCTTGCGTGGGATTACATGATCGATGTGCATCTCACCCTCATCTGTGCCACAAATCTGGCACTGTCTTCCATCACGCTTGAACACACGCTCACGCTGTTCGCGGTAGCGTCTGCTGTTTAACTTATCTAATGCCAATTGTATTTTCTCCAATGATCCAGTGCAGAGCATACTGTGCCATAACGATTTCCGATGTATGACAAGCCCCATTGTATCTGCACATAACCTGATTGATCTTTAAGCCATTCACTCTTTCCTTGAGGAATACCATAATGAGATCCATTAACAGCTTTAGGATTCCAAGCAGATTCTTTTCCATAGAGTATTGATAAACATTTGTATTGCTCTAAGTTATAACCTAATGAATGTAATGCATACTCTTTATAGCTTATGTATTGCATTGGTTTAGATCCCCCTGCTTCAGGCATGAAGCATAGAGCTATCCCAATAGCTACTAGCACCCCGCGAGCTACGCGCTTAATGCGCTCGCGGTGAGCCTTTGAGAGGCTCTGCTCTGATAGCGTACCCGATGTGTCAACTACATTTGTATAAGTGCTGGTCAGAGCGGCGTGTCGCTTCATTGTGACCCCTTCCTTATGCCCTGTGGATAACTTCTGTGGATAACTATTTGTCTGTTGAATAGAATCCAGAGCCCTTGAAATGAGCTGAGACAGGGCTTATGACCTTGACCATAGGCTCATTACAGTATGTGCATGGGATCACTGGTCGATCGTGCCATCCGTGGGTAATCTCTTGACTGAGATCACATTCTCTGCATGTGTAGTCATAGGCTGGCATGTTAGACACTTCCTTATCATGTAAGACCCACAGGCTTGGCATCGGTCAATGTCTGCCTCTGTGGGTTCGCTATCGAGATGACCGTACTTCAATACTAATAACCCAAGCAAGTCCTCGAGACGGATGATGCAGGCATACTCACTGGCATCTTCACCTTGTCCGTTTAATCTCAGAATCCCGAACCCAAGCTCACCTGACTTCTCCGTGCGAGCTTTAATCTGAGCGAGGACTGCTTTAGGTTGGAAACCAGCGCGGGCTTTGATCTCTGCGTCGAACGGGACGCCTAGAATGTCCTTGCCGTTTCCTCTTCCCACAGTTGCATGTGGCCAGTACTTCCCCAAGTACTGAGCGACCACGCGCTCCGTGCGAAAACCTCTATGTTTTCTTGCTTGACTAGCCAATTAACAAGCCAATGACTAGACCGATAAGAGCTACATTTAACAACGCTTGAGCCATAATGATTACGACTGCTTTTCTTAGATTATCCATTTACAGCATGACACTTCCTGCATTGCCATGCCCCTACTATTGGCTGATCATCCTTGAACTTAATCTCTGCAATGATGTCGTGAGCCTCAGTAGGCTCGTTACACATCTGGCAGTTGATTGTGTCAAATAGTGGCACATCTTCTAAATTAGTCCATGAGCCTGTCGTCTCATCAAAGTATTCTACAAAGCCCATCATGCCCACGCTTTCTGCGGCTGCCATTTTCCAGCGCTGTTCACTTCATACCAGATCGGTTCGCACTTGCCTTCCATACCTGCATGACCTAAAAGAGGACATGAGTAGTTAGCCCATTCCTTACCTGTCTTTGCAGACTTACCTGTTTTCCATAGGCGTGTTCCATGCTGACAGGTTGGTACTTCTCCAGCTTCAGGTGTGCCGATGATTGCAGCTACATTCTCAAGTGCCTTCTCTAAAGTCACAGGTGCATCCACTACCTTGTTGTACTGCCCAACAGGCGTAGTCCAGTAATCCTGTTCTTCTGGCTGTGCTTGTATTTCTGCAACGCTAGGCTTCTCAGGCTTCTTAGCAACAACCTTGGTCATTTCCTCGCGGCTTGGTCTCTTTCCTTTAGGCGCATAACCTGCATTTGCAAGCGCTCTGCCGATCGCTGAAGTCTCGCAATTCTCCAGTGCTGAAGTCTGATTAACACCACGCTGAGACACTGTTTCCTCAGCGTACCCTGTTGCCCACGCAACGCTATCGCTAGCATCTTTAAATAGATAAGCCTTAACAATGTATCGAGTTGCCTCGACCACTTCAAGCTCTGTTGCAATGCGGAATGATGGATAGTCCTTAATAAACTTCTCAAGTCTCACCTCTACTGGCTCGTAATCGGCTAAATTAAACATAAAGCTCATTCTCCTCTGTTGCTAGTTCCCCTGCGATGCTCGCGTAGGCTGCCATGTCGATCCATGTGTCGATCTGCTGTGCTGACTGATTAGTCCTTGCAAGCTTGACCAAGACCATGATCCCTGCCACTTGGTAGTCATGTATTGGTGTTTGTAGGTATGCACTGAGGAGCATTGCGGTGTGTTGCATGTTATCCGTAGGATGACCGTATGAAAGCCCACGCTGAGAGATGGTGTCTGTGGCTGTGAGCAGGATTTCACTGGCTTTCATTCCTGCCCCTTGAAACTACGCCCACGATGGTATCCATCTCGTACGCCCTTATCGTAGCTGCGCTTCTGGACATCGATTGTAATCATAATAAAACCTACAATCATTCCAAGTAAGCAGATAAGAAGCAGCTTGTCTGTATTTGCCATTTCTGTGCCTATCTGTAGCAACGCCCTTGGTTGCTCACAGACTTAGTGTTGCATAGATGACAGACGAATCAAGCACATTTAGATAACGAAATGATAACGATTATCTAGGTCGTCCGTAGGACTTTCCAGCTACGATGAAAGTTCCATCCTTCTCAATGTTAATGAGATCCACCTGCACCTTGGCTTTGTTCACATAGATGATTGCGAAGGCTTGCTGCCAGTTCGCCACGCCCTTAGTGTAAGCAGCTTGCTTGAAGTCCATGAGGTTGCCTACCTCGACACCATGCAGGACACGCCCTATACGACCCCCTGAAGCCTCTGAGAAGGCTGAACGCCCTGCTCTGTGAGTATGTCCTGAGATGACATTCTTTCCATGCCTACGAGCCGCTTCTAGGGCTGATAAGCCCCCCTGTGGCTTGATGGGTGTGTGATCTCCATGGACTGCAATCCAGTTAGGTGCAATAGGCATTGGGTTCTTATGAAAGGTAATTCCTAGCTCATCAAAGCGCATAAACTTCTCAAAACGAAGTTCTGGCAGAGCCCCGAACGCTGGCACTTTAGCCATGATGATGTTATACAGGCGATCCGTATGATTCGATCTAATGCAATCTGTAACGCCTAACTCCCACAATAGATCGACAGCCTCATTGCGGTCATCGTCTAGGGTCTGGGCGTAGCTTCCCATGCGACCTTCTTCCCACTTGGAAATCTGTGGAAGATCGATCTCATCGCCAATGGTGACTACTTGGTCTGGCTTAAACTTCTTAATGAAACTAGCAACATTGCGGACTGCGACCTTGTCCTGATAGGGCACTTGAAGATCGCTCAAAACCACTATTCGCTTAATAGTCTTCCTCGTCATCCTCGTAATCCCCGAACTTCTCTGGGTCGATTGGGTCTGGCAAGATCCAACGAGGATAAGACGGAACATCTGTAATCATAAACAGAGATAAGCCTTCACTAAAGCCAGCCTTACGCAATGCCTTGTAGTACTCATTAAGAGCAATACAGTGCGCCTCTAGCTTTGAGTAACCTTGATCCTCTAACGCCTTAGATGCTTTTCTTGCCATGACAGAATTATCGCTCTAGAAGGATGTTATAGATCTCATCGACACGCGCATGGAGTCGCTTGATCTCAGCTAGTAGGTGCGTGATGACAAAGCCTGAAAGACCACCAAGCGCAACGATGGTGGCGATGTAGAGCTGAAAGAAATCTGTCTGTGTCACTTTTTAGGGCTCGCATAACCGAAGATGCCAGATAGCACAGCCCAAAGGATTGCGCGGTAATCTGCCTCGAAGTTAGATGATGCCCAAGCTGCAAGGAAGGCTCCAGCGGCTAGGTATGCAGGGTGCTTGATTTTCTTCATTATTGTCCGCCTAACATAGGTATCTGAAAAAAAGCCCCATCATTGTCAGCCGCTTTCTTAAACGAGACATGACAGTGGTGGTTGTGTTTGTTAGCCCCTGTGTATTTGCGCCACTTCCAGTTAAGGATGGGTGATGCAATTCTTCCTTCAAAGATAATGTAAGCAATTCGTTTTCTATCACGCTTTGCATAGAGACGAAGTTCATCTGCAAGATCTGGCATGATGTCGGGCTTGGCTTGACCTGAGAGATCGCGATCAATGTCGATGGCACGAACCCACCCCTGAGCATCTGGTATGTGATCAGACTTACCAGCACGCATGTGCCTTGCATCGGCGATCCAGCCGTCACTTTTACGGTCACGGCTTGGGAAGTTATCATCGATCTGTTCCCTTAACTGGACAGCAGCTTTACTAAGTTTAGGCTTCATCCGACAAAATTGGTGTGGATTGTTCCGCTTGTTGCTTGTCGTATTCTGACTTAGGCATTGAGGTAAATTGCTCGTTGCCGTGGTCAATAATGACATACTCGGTAGCAATTGCGTCTAAACCTGTAACTTCGATAGTTTGAATGTTTGTCATTTTATAACTCCGCACTAAAGCCAAAGTAGGCTGAGGTTGAATTGTTGGAATACAACATATAAACAGCATTTGCAGTCAATCCTGTTACTCCAGCCGCAACTAAATTGACTTGAGTTCCAGCATAGACATTTGTAAATGTAGAGATTGCGCTAGTCGTACCACCTGAAGGTGAATAAACAGACAAGGTTGAAAAGTCTATTGTGGTTGGTGCAATTCTCATAGTGACTGGGTGCTGAATTGTAAAGCGGCAAGAGGTAGCAGTTTCGGCTGCACCTAAAGTTGATAAAACTGTAAAAGCACCATTAGCAACATTGCGATAGTAATACCTCTGGCAGGCGCTAAGTTCTCCTTGAATTGTTCCTGTTGCAGTTTGGAAAGTTGTAGCAGATGATCCTGCTTCTACTTGCCAACCCCAAGTATCCAATTGAGATGCAGTACTTGAAGTTTTCTGAATAGTTGCCGCAAGAAAGGAATTGTTATTAGATCCAAAGGTTTTACCTGAAACAGATGGCACTGCGACTGTATAAGTAAATCGTTGCCAAGATGCTGTAGGTGTAAAAGCACTTTGACCCACTAAAACGGCAGAGCTAGGCGATCCACCTGTGCCAAAGTTTTGCACAACATTGACCTGCCAGCCAGAAGCCCCTGAGTTTAATTTAGCCCAAAAAGACACTGTAATTGTTTGACCTGCAAAAGTTCTAGCATTCTCAATCTTCTGAACAAGTTCTCCGTATTGTGTGCCGCTTGTAATGTCTAGGCGAGCAAAGAAAGTTCCTTCGTATCCTGCAACTGGTGCAGTTCCAGCGGTAAATGCTTGGCGTGTAATACTGCCAGTCATTGAGACAGAATCCCAAGAATACCTATCGCAAGTAAATGTTCCTGCACTTGGATTTGTAAAAGTAGTGCCACGCTGCCAGACGTTAAAGTCACCATTAATGATCTTATTCTTGCCGGCGGCGTAGCCATAGGAATCAGGAACAGTTGCACCTGCACTCCAAGTGAAGTCCATGTCTGTCCCAGATGCCTTAGTAAGCACTTGACCAGTTGTTCCGCCTAGAAGATCTGTCATCGATGTATCGATTGCATCGACAGCAGTGCGGATGGCTAATGCGCCATTTTTTACGAGATCTGTGTTATCTGGTTCTGGCCAGTTAAAGGAAGGACTTGTTGCCATTAGGTTAATGCTCCGATCGCGTTGTTCCAGTCAAGTGTACCATTTACACCTGTCCAGATGAGTGAAGATGGTTGAACTGTTTCCCATTGGGTTGTAGATAGTGAGAACTCTGTTGCGGTGATGTAGAGGGTTAGATCCACAAAAGTGGGTGTAGCTCGCATGGAGATGTTTTCCACGAAGCCCTCAAATGTGCCACCGAGAAGGTTGCTAGGCAGATTGTTAATTAGCACAGGCATACCAAAAAAGACTCCAATAAGGCTATCTAGCATGGCAGATGGCATGTCTGGGTTGTCTAGGCGGAAGGTAATAGCCCCAAGTGAACCCTTAGCCGTCTTGCGTAAATTAAGCTCTCTAGTGCCGATCTGAGTAATGTCAGCCAGATCCTTGATGTTGGAGTCAAAAGAACGCTCATAGAGCCCATAAACGGCTATAGAGTTGGTATCAGAGGTGTTGTAGGTTGATCCGTAGGATGTGCCGTAGCGGTAGATAAGGCTGTTACGGATGCGAGCAATCTGAGTTGTTGATCTGATAGAGCTTGGTGTTGCATATGCCCCATCAAGGTAAGTGTAGCCATTTGCTGCGAGATAGTTAGATCTGTGGTCTGCATCGTCATAGCTGACATCTCCGTCCTTTTCCTCATAGATCTGACCAAGTGCACTATTGGCAATCTGATCGACTAAGGTCTTAGAAGTATCAACCGAACTAGCAGCCTTGCTGACCATGGTGTAGAAGCCTGAGTCCACTGTTCCAACATAGGTCTCTGCTTCATTCCATGTGGTAGTTGCAGGGTATGTCGCCCATGTTGTAGTTGGTGTGACCTGATCCCATGAAAGGCTAAGGGCTGATCCTAGGATGGCTGCGATCTGTGCGCCGTCTAATCCTTCTGCAAGAGCAGTGTTATAGATAGATTTAGTAAGTCTTGAAAGGCTACCAACACCCAAGATGGTGCCAGCAGTGATGAACCCCTGTTCCTCTGGGCTACGGACACTGACATTGAAGTCTGAGACTTCTCCACCAAAGACAGTGACATAAGAGCCAGTAGAGTTTTTAAGCTCTAAAAGGATTGGCTCTGTGACATTAATGGTGAAAGGCGCACCTGTGACATTGACAATGTCCACCTGACAATAGCCAGCAGTAGGCTGTAAATCAATGTCATTACGACCAGAGGTAAAAGAGACAGCGGTAACAGTCGTATAAACATCATCACCTACTGTCACTCGCCATTCTGGAAGCCATGTCATCCGATGGTTGCTCCACCCTTGAGAGTTCCACGATTGACCGCATCGATAATGTACTGCTGGATTACAGCTGCAATAGCGTTAGGGTCACCAATGCCAGTATTGACAGTGATTGAGTAATTGTATTCTCCGCCACCTTGCTTTAAGCCAGATGTCAAAACTCCTGACTGGACTAGGTACTCTTTGAGGTTTGTACCGATAGCAGTGTAAAGACCACCGATGTTCACTGCTCCGCTTGTGTCACCTGCTGTGCCTGTAGCTGTACCGCCCAGCGAGACAGGGATTACAATGCCCTTAGATGCGCTGTCATAAAGAGCCTTAATCTTGTTAAGAGCATCTGCTGTATCAACAGTGATGCCAATAGTCTTAGAAGCCAGACCATCAAGGATTGACTTGATTTCCTTCAGCTTAAGTTCCTGACCAGTCAGGGCACCAAGGATCTTGATGTCTGCATTTAGCTTCTCAGTTGCCTTGATGATTGCTGCTTCATCCTTAGCGGCAATAGCATCTTCC